AGCCATAATAAATTGTTACACTCGCAGCACTAACAGGAAGGGTTACAGATACTTTACCAGCCATTCTAATACCAGCATCAGTAAATTCTTGATAACCTACGTCATTAACACTTGTCAAGTCAAATCGAATAATACTACCGACAGTTGTACCAAAAGGGTCAACAGAAGTTCCCACGATAGAAAACTGCCCAATGCCTGTTGCGTGTACCCCACGAATACGTGTATCGGTAAGTGTAGTGCCTGTTACTACATCTAGTGCTGGACCAGAGGAAGACACATAAGATACTCTAAGATTAGTAGCCATATTGTTTTTGCTCCTATAAAAAACTGTAATGCCTATATTATACTAAAAAAGGGCGCAGGATACAACTCCCACGCCCTTCTATTTTTAGTCTAGGAGACTAACGCTTATGCGCCAGCGTTACCGAAGTAACCTCTCCAGTCCGACCAGCCAAAGCTGTAACGCTCACGAGCTTTGAAACGCAGATTACCCGTGTCAAAGTCTGGCTCCATTTTCGTTTGGAGTGGTGAACGTACAAACATTTTAGCACCATTCGGTACATCAGTCTTGATGAAGAAGGCATTCGTATCCGTGAAACGGCGGTTTACGAAGTAACCTTTCGGCAACAGACCTTGGTTGCGAATGGAGTTAATGTCGTTAACATTGGTTACACCTGAATCAGAAACGATTGTCGTTGACAACGTGCTGTTCAAGATTTGGTCAGCAGTGAATACCAAGTCTGATGGGATATGCAAGCTGACGGCTTGTGCGCCAACCAGAATACCACGGTCGTCTTTGATTTTCGAAATGCTGATAAGTGCAGTCTCAAGCGAAGCTTCAGACAGGTCAGCAGCAGAAAGCAGGTTGCTCTGGCTGCCAGCACCGATAGTTGGGTGCGTAGCAGAGAACAATGCAACACCGTCACCGCCTACATACGAAGCACTAAAGCCGTTGTTGAAAACGTCAGCAGCTTTAACCTGTTTCGTGTTTGCCATTGCACGAGCCAATGCTTTGGCACGTAGTTTAGCAAACGTGTCATACAGGTTGTCTTCCATAGCTTCTTCAGTAATTGCGAAGCCAAGGGCAACAGTTTCGTGTGTGTAACGTGCAGTGTAGCTTTCTTGTGCATCGTCATAAGTTACGGCTGCGCCTTCACCTTTAACAGGTGCAGAACCGAAGCCAGTGAAAAGAACTTCTTCTTCGAACGCACGGTCAGAATTTTCCGTGTCAAACAAAGGAGCGTGTTCGTTGTCAACTTCCCCATACTCAAGGCCAAATACGGCGTTAAGACCAGGGAGAAGCTCTTTAGAAATACTTGCTCTATTAATAGCCATTGTTATTTATCTCCCTTAGTTACCACCCGTTGCAGTCGCAGGGGCTGTTACGTATACTTGACGGAAGTTATCTGCATGAAGATTCAGCATAACTTCGATTTTCGTGTAAGCATCACCTAGTACGTTACCAGGCTCGTCAACAACACGAACTACTTTCAGGTCGAGTGCGCCAGCACCTACAGTGCTTGCATCGCCTGATGCGCCAGAACGACCAGTAAAGGTCGAACCAGAAGTAAGTGCGCCAAGAGAAATGTTATTACCAACTACACCAGCAGTAACTGAAGCGTCAGCTTGAATTACGTATACTTGTGCAGGATTATCACATACATAGCCTACAGCATTGGTAGCTGAAGTGCCACCAGGCCAGTATGCTTTAAATTTTTGCTCCCCGTTTTCGACATAGCGGCAGCCTTGGAAAACACCAATGGTAGACTCACCTGCAGAGGTAAGAGCTACGATTGAACCAGCAGACACACGGACTGGCTGTCCAGTGTAAATGCTAGCGGCAGTTCCAGAAGCAATCGGATACTCATTATTACCGTTGCTGTTTGGCGCACCACCACGAATACGGGAAGGAGTTAGACCATTAGGTGCAAAAGTTGCAGTCATTTTTTATTCTCCTTCAGAATGTTATGTAACCAAGGCTGTCGATTATCTTAATCAAAAGAGGGTGTTCGACCCTTAGTTACGTTGGTTTTGCTTTGGTTACGAATTGGCATTCTACGGTCACTGGCATTTTCTAGCTGTGAGTTTACAGCATCTACCATTTCTGCAGAAGCATTTTCGTAGTATCTTTGCCGTGATTCGGCACGACGAGCATCAATTTTTGCTAATGCTAAATCGCCACGGCATACAGTACCTTTATATCTACCATCTTCTTTTACGGCTGATGTGTGCATAATTTCAGGTACTTCTTCAAGTGAAACAAATTCCCATCCTTCACCTAAACGCTTACCAACATTTGTGTAATCGTCTTTGCCTTTTAGGGATATGCGTATCCAACGTAGCTTCATTCCTTGGTCAGCAAATCTATTTTCAATTGACTGTGGAATTTCTAAAAGGTTAGGTTCACGGTATTCAAAGTCTTCTGTTGCTCTTGTTTCCAGTTCACGAGTCTGTGTTGTACGTGTATCATTACGTGCCATTGTGTGTTTTTTCCTTTCGCTTATCGAATAGTTGTGTATGCGCCTTCTTCAGCTGATTCAATCTTCAGCTTTTCTGCCGCATACTGTTCAAGTGATATTCCCCACTTCTGTGCCAGTCTTACATCTTCTTGTGTAAGCTTGACCTTTTTACCTGAAGAGGCTTTAGGAGATAGCGAAGCTCCTGCTACCACTTGAGAGGGCGATGACGTTGCCTTCGGACGGGGGGTTTCGGCTTCCTGTTGTACAGTACCACCAAATCTATTTGGAAATAAGTCTGCCATACGGCGGTCTATTTCTTCGTAATACTCATCTTCTTCTGGGCTATAGCCTTCTTCTTGTAATTGATTATCAACTTCAAGAGCAGCTGCAGTTAGAATCTTATCGGCATTAAACCATTCATTTTCTCTTGCCCATTCCATAGCTTTTCTATTTGCTTTGGAACTATATTGTTCTTGTTGCTGTTTACTTTGTGCTTCTTGTTCTTGCACATTTACAGCATACTTTTCTAAATCTTTTTTGAACTGCTCAATTCGGTAGCTATCTTGTTGAGCATTTGATAGAATCTCTTGGGCTTGTACAATTGCTTCTGTGTCACCAGACTCTAAAGCCCTTTTATATGTTTGTTTAGCTAATTCAATACGTTCCTGAACTTGTCTTTCATTTGATTCAGTATTTGTATTAAGAAGTTTTTTATATTCTTCTTCTCTTTCTTGAAGGCGCAGCTGCACCTTTTTATTTTCTTCAATTAGCTTTTCAATTTCAGCTTCACGTTCTTTCTTTTGTTGAACTAGCTGTCTAATTCTTTTTTGTGCGCCTGAAGTTTCTACACCTTCCAGAGCCGCTTGCTCTTCGCTTTCCGCAGTTTCTTCTTTCGCCTCGACCTTTTTAGCAGGTTCTCTATTTTCTTCTTGATTATCTGTATCCAGTTCAAGTTGAAGTTGCTCATTGTCCTCCTCTTGGCCCTCAATTTCAAATTCAACTTTTTCTTTTTGTTCACCCTTACTAGGTGTTATGGTTGCCCATTCATCACTCATTCATTTTCTCCTGTTTTACGTCCATAGCGATACAGACGAGTTACGCCAATAATAGTATATTATATAGTATTATTATTATTTATACAAATCTAATTAGAAAGATTGTACGTTGGGTCTAGGTCTTTTGAATCTGACACTACCATTTTAACGTCATCATCAAATATAAGCAAGAGTTGTACGCCTCTATAGAAAAACTTATTGCCAGTATGCTTTCCATAGCAAACATAGTCACCCTCCTTACACCACGGTCTGCCTTTGAACTTGTCATCGGCATAGGCAAGAGTGCCTACTTTAAGAACACGACCAACTGTTGTAAGGTAAGCCATGTCCGATTTAATTGAGTCAGGAAGAATAATCCCTCCCTTAGTAGCAGACTTAACGGATACTGGACGTACAAGAATATGGTAACCTGGAACTTCGGGTAACGGGTTAGGGTCTGGTACTTCAGCATCGGTAATCCACTCGTCATTTTTCAACGCATTAGTATATGATTGCATTTATTACTCCTCTTCGATATATTTTTTCAAATAATCTTTGATTAAGTTAATAGAAGTTTCTATTCCTGCAATCCTACCTACCTGCTCACGATAACTAGCATAATCCGAACTTGCTCCATATGCAAGGGAATTTTTTATATTTTCTATTTCTTTTTGTAATTCTTTTTGTAATTCTTCGTATAACAATTATATCATCCTTTGATAGTTAGTTCCATATGGGTTTCTCTCTATACTACCTCCAGATTTAAACGTAAAATCTGCCATATTTCCCATTACTGGCTTTCGCGCTAATACTAATGGACCTACTTGAATTAATTCATCAGCATATAAAACAGGGTCACCAGTAGCTTTATCATAAAAATAACTGTGTCTTCCTGGATTTAATCCTACTTGTATCCATTCAGAATCAGGATTGTTAAGTTCCCTTCCAGCTAATGCCATAGCTTTATCTGTAGATAAATTAACAAAGTCGCCTTCCATTGCAGCATAAGGTGTTTTAGCTCCTCCTTGTGCAATCTTTAATCCTTTTGTTTGTTTACCTACTTCTTCTGGCAAATGAAATTTAACATTTTTTAATGCGGCTGTTTGACCATATCCAAATACTTTCCCTGCATTAGGCTCGTGAAAAGTAACAACCCATGTATCGTAGTCATTGTAAGCTGGTATATCTAAACGTGTAGAAACTCTTTGCCCAACCAAATCTTCTGGGTTTATTGTTTTTCCTACTACTCCTTTTTCTATTGCTTTGTTTCCAGCTATAATTGCTTCAATTCTTTTAAATGAAGGAACTTCTGGAAGTTCTGTAATAGGTATAATTGGATTGTATTCTTTAGATAGTTTATTAAATTCTTCTTTTGTAATATTACCTTCGTCTAAATCTTTGGCAGCTTGTTTTAATATATCAGGTTGTTCTTTTCTTTGACTAGGTACTTTATAAGCTTTTCTAAGTTCGTCAAGGTCAAGACCTTCTTCATCAATTTGTCTTCCTAATGTTCCTGTTTTAGAAATAGGTGCTTGTTTAGCAACAGCACCTGCAGGTAAATTTTCAAGTTCTCTAAGAGCCGAAGGTTTTGTAGATGCTTCTTCAGCTAACTCACTAATTCCTTTTTTAGAGATAGCAGACTTAGCAGCATCTTTAGATAATGTTTTAGCTACGGTAGTTCCTATCTTACCTAAAATACCAGACATTAATTAAACCCCAGGATTATCTTCTTTCATAAGCTGCATTAAAAGATTAGCTGTAGCTTTAGACTCATCAAGGTCATTAGCTTCTTGTGACTTAATAAGACTACCAAGCAGTTTCATTGCTTCAATGGCTCGTTTATTACTGCGGTCTTCATCTTTCTGAATAGCCCTCATTTGTTCTGATGTACCTTTTTGTTGCGCATCAATAGCTATTTTCATTTCTTTAAGGTCTTGGTCACGCATCTTAACTGCGGCATTGACCTGTTCTTTAGCAGCCAGAGTTTGATTCTTCTGTTGTTCAAGCTGAAGTTTCTGTGCTTCTAGCTGAAGCATTTGTTGTTCTGGCGTAACTGGACCGCCCTGTGCAACTTGTTGTGCAGCTTGAAGCAGCTGCTGTGCAGCCTGTAGTTGTAGTGCTGATTCTGGGTCAGGCATTTGAGCAAGCTGCTCTGCAATTTGAGGATTGTCAATAGCCATCCTCATCATGCCTTCCATTTGTTCTTGATAACCAAGGATACTATGTTCAGCAATATTGGCTTGCAATGCTGCAGCAATTTGAGGCAAAGCAGGATTCTGTTGGTTCAATGGGTTTTGAATAAACGCCATCTTAACATTGATATGTGCATTATGGTCTTGACCTTTGAAAGCTTTAATAGGCTTGCCTTGAGATACAGTCATAATGTCTGATAGTGGGTCTTGTGGTACAGCCTCTTCTTTACGTGGCATAAGTTTTTCTACATCTGGAACATTGGCTGATTCAAGAAGCATACGGTTAATTGCTTCCATATCAAACATACCTGGAGGAGACTGCGAAGCAATCTGCTGTACCATTTGAATCAACATCATACGCTGTGCATTAGAAGGAATATTCGGGTCAGACACAGGAATAACATCTACACGTCCATCAAAGTCTGACTTTAATACTTTCTCGCAGCATCCTGGAAGGTCGTAAGGATACTCGTCTGGTAGATATTCGTAGTCTACACGTGCCAGAATTTTAAACTCGTCACGTTGTGCTTTGTGTAGCCGCTTGTGAATAGCAGAGAAGAACTTGCTTGAAGCTTCTAGCAATGCCATCGTTGTACCGACAGGACCATAGCCCCCACTATCTGCAATGACTTGCTCTGTACTGTCGGCAAACTTCTGACCAACACCAGTGACATAGGTCAACATGTTGAATAGAGTTTGTGATGGTTCTTTAAATGGTAGTGGCACAATGGCCTTCGATAGGTCTACCCCTGTCGATTCTACTTCTTTAAATTCCCCTGGTGCGATTGGGTCGTTGTCCCCGACAATTCTAACGCCTTTTGCCTTAAAGCCACCAGGAAGGTTAGCGAACTGACCTGCATCAAGTAGTGACCGCATTGCTGCAGTGGCGGACATTGTGAGGTTACCAAGGAAGTGGATAAGTCCAAGACCATAAAATCCAAAGCCAGGTACATAACGATAATGCGTGAAGTGAAGTTTCTTAGTATATTTTTCATCTCCCTCGTTCCAGTTTCTTCTAATAGACAGAACCTGTCCCGACCTTTCCTCAACCGTAACAATGTACGGACAAGCAACGCCCTCTCCACGAGCCATCTTGTCTTCAGGAATTTCTAAATAACAGTGCTGCTCAAGCAACACATACTGTGGGTCATTGTCACCTGCTGGTGATAAACCCAATACAGTATCCATCTTCTCTGCCATACCTGACAGATTAGGAACACCTGCATCTGGTAATTCTACATCGGCATACATACCTGCGTCAATCTGACGGAACAATTCGTTAGGGCTACGATAGATTACGTGTGTATATCTATCTGCCCGTAGCAGGTCGGTAGCATAGTAGGACACATAAAACTGGTCGATAGGAACAAACTCACTGACTGGGCGACCAAGACTTGCGTCATAATAAATCTTTTTAATAGATGAACCGATAAGCGGTAGATGGAACAGCATACGTTCAAACTCATCGAAGTATTCAGGCATTTGTTCTGTAACCTGATAATTCATAAATGTTCTGACGCGCTCTGCCTGTGCAATTTTCTCTGCCGTTTGCTCTCCAAGTACTTGTGTTTTAATTGGACCTTTGGCAGGAAATAATTCTTGTGAAGCTTTAGACTGAAACTTAACAGCCGACTCAATCAGTAGTGGATGAACAGCTGTGGCTGCTCCTTCAAATGGTTCGCTTGTGTCTTCAAGCTTCAGACCTAATAGGTCAAAGCCTCTTTCAAACATGCTTTCCCATTCACCACGAGAATCTTTGTCTGCTTCAAACTTATCAATAACTGTATGACCAATATCTTTTAAGTCGTCTTCATCAAGCAGGTCAACTAGGTTTTCATAAAAACCTGTATCAACACCAACCTCAATTTCAATGGATTCTTCTACTGGTTCAAAGTCTACAATAACTTCACCAGTTTCAGGGTCTACTTCAATCGAAGCACCGCCTTCCATTTCTCTTTCCATTGATAGTTGAATTACATTATCGCCTTCGATGCGGTCATAAGGATTACGTTCTGTAGCCATATTAGTCCCTTGTTAAAATACTGTAGCCTATATTATACACCTAAGTGCGCCAATATCCAACCCTCTTTTGTCTTCTTGGGTTATAATCATCTTCCCAGTTAGGGTCGTCTGGGTGTGTAATATTCCAGCTGTCCTTCATATATTGAATAGCCATAGTCATAGCATCCACTTGGTCATCATGTGCGCCATTGGGAAAGGCCAATGCTTCGTCATACAAATCACCAGCCCACTCCTTTCCACGTGGTATAAACAATCTACCTGCTTCCATAATTGGAGTAGAAGCATATACCCTGCTTACCTTGTCTCTGTCAGGCAGATACTCTAACACAGGCAGACCTGCTCTACGCATGTCCTGTATCAATGACTGCCCTGAAGCTTTTTTCTCCACGATACACACATCTGGTCTGTGTTTCTGGAAAAGATGCTGCGCTACTCTACGAAGTTCTGGATATTCAAACCTGTCCTTGACATTCCCCAGTAGTATCAGACATGGCACGGCTGACTCAACACCATACTCATTACGTTCCATCTGGTAGAATATACCCCATGTCTGTATAACACTATAGTCAGCAGTCTTACTGGTGGAGAATGCTGTGTCATAGGTTTGTATTAACATTTCACAACTAGGTGGGTCTTCATACTCCCACCATTGGAACCATTTCTTTTTAATAATGCCGCCTTCTTCTGGCGATGGGTTTTGCATATACAGTGCATCCCAGTAGCGGCTACCATTGCTTGAGCGTATCTCTTGCTCATCAACTCTAAGAACACTGTCAGGCTTCCACTCTGGAAAGTAGCTAGTACCTTCTGGTAAACCTAACAGATTGGCAGCTGTCTCATCTAGCCAAGCAGGAATACTAATTACTTCCCACTTGTTCTCTGTCAGTTCATTCTCCTGCTTCAGCAGCCAGCCACACAGGTCATCGAAGTGATAGCGAGTATTAATAATGATAATAGCCCCATTAGGCATAAGACGAGTACGTAGACCAGAAGGCCACCATTCTTTAATATAACGTCTACCAGCTTCACTGAAACTATCCTCCTCTGACATTACATCATCCAGCAAGGCTAGGTGCGCACCACGACCTGCAATCTGTGACCTTACACCTGCAGCATAGTATGAGCCATTGTGGTTCGTCTTCCACTTACCTGCAGCCTTAACGTCACTGCGTAGCTGAACACCCTTGAACACACGCTGAAAGTCTTCTGTGTTTACCAAGTCCCTTACACTACGACCAAAGTCACTAGCCAGCTGGTCACTGTGTGACACAGACATAATTTCATGGTTAGGGTTACGCCCTATATACCACGCAGGAAAGAGCTTACTGGTTACCAGACTCTTAGAGCTACGTGGTGGTAGAAACACCATAAGCCTTTTAATCTCACCATCGGCTACCTTCTGCAGCCTGTCACACAATAACTCTATGTGTCTACCCATGTGAAAGTCAGACACAAGAGTAGGAGCAAACTTCCTGACATATGTTAGAAAGTCTTCCTTACACTTAGCAGTAATATAATTACCCAGTGCCTCATCAAACCCTATATAATTTTTAAAGTCTTCTACTTGTTCTTGTATCATATTGTAACATTTCGTGATGTATCTGGGTATTGTATGTTTGGAAAATCCATGCTATACTAACTTTACTTTAAAGTTGGAAGAAGATATATAGAACCTCGATAGCCCCGCCCCAGTTAATTATTATTATTACTATTATTACTTCCTACCATTAATGTAATTATACTTTATAATAATATTATATACAACACAAAATACTATATACTACATACAACCTAGGCTGCCCCGCCGTTGATTGATAAATCAACAACGACAGTGGCCTGGGTTTTATTTTTTTTATACCCTGATATACCCTCTTATTTTTTTCTACTAATAGAACTACCTCTATTTCATTTTTATTTTGACCTACTAATTCCTGCACAAAAAATAGGCAATTACTTCCCAGAATTTTGGAATATGATAAAGTTCCTTAATTTGGTCGGTATGTGTCAGGCACTATTTATATATACATATACACGCAGTTTTTTTGGGGTACCCTCTCAAACACCTCTACTTGAGAATGATTCTCAATAGCAAAAGGATGCTTTTTAGAACGATTCTAATTTGCATTTGCGCTTGTCCCATTGTTTCACGTGAAACATTGTAGTGTTGCAAATATGTCACACAATAAAAATAATTTATGCCCCATGCTTTTTTCTATTGACTATGACCCCAACCTATGCCCCTATGTACTTAGGCGATGTTGCCTAGTTTTTTGAAAGGAAATTGACCATGACTATCGAATTGACCAACCCTACCCGCGCTGTTGCCATTGTAGATATAAGCGACCAACACCGCGAGTATTGCCGCGAGCAAGGCATACGCTTCGAGTTTGATTATGGGGCTATGCTCGATTCTTTATATCCCGCGCTTAAAGAGGAATATCCCCAAGAACGCGCTAAAATTTTAGGCTATGTTTATAAATTGCTGAATAAATACGCATAAATGAGAGAGAACCCGCCATTAGTGCGGGTTTTCTTTTGCCTAAAATTAGAACAAAAAGAGAACAAAACGTAAACAAAACAAGAACATAACGTGAACAAACAGTGAACATCGGGCTGCCTAAAAAGTAGGCATATGCTCATTATTTAGGCATTCAAAATATGATTAAAAAATAGGCAAAATATGAGCCGCCAGAGTGTCAAAATTATGACACTTCATGCCTTCATCAGTCCGTCAAAATCTTGACAGTGTCAGAAAATTGACAGGGTAAATCCTGCTGGTTGTGTCAAATTATTGACATTGACAATGGGCATAAAATCATGCTAATCTAAAAGATTAAAAATAATTTACTGTCAAAAAATTGACATGTCAAAATACTGACGCGTCAAAAATTGACT